GATCATTGTAGGCCACGGCTTCCCGACCAGCTTCAAATCTAGACACGGTGATGGCATCCCACACTGTGGCACGAACCTGCAGAGCCTCGGCCGCCTTCATGGTGCCTTTGACTGCCTTGTTCAGGATACCATTGCCAGTCTTGCGATCCAGCATCTTGCCGGCCGCATCCACCACCATGAGCTCGCCATCGAACACCATGTCTATGCCATACCATTCTGCCATGCGGCGAAATGGAATCTCAAAGTTCGGATTTGGTATGTTGATCTCCTTGCCATTGCGACTGCGAAACTCTACCCGGTTACCCTTGACTATGGCATTGAAGCGCATGCCATCCATCTTGACCTGAGCCACGGCTGGCCACTGAATGCGGTCCACCAGTTTCTGATCATAGGCTGAAGCCAGCATGCAGGGATAGTCAGGAATCAAACCAGGCCAGATTTTGTTGACTGTGGCATCGCTGACGCCGCAACGCAGATCCTTGGCAATGATGCGTTCAATGACCACAGCGTCTGCAGGACAGACACTGCTCAGTATGATGTTCAGATGGTCAATGCCGGCATTGCCGGTGAGTGTACGGTTGCTGAGCAGGCCCAGACGATTCATTGCCGTGTCCAAGGTGTCCTGCTTCTTGGGGTTGAGATTCAAGGTATAGTCTGGAATCTTGCGGATATAAAAATTCACAAAGGGATTCAACGCCAGGTTCAGCACTCGTTTCAGCGTCTGGTCGTTTTCATTCAGCTTGAGAATCTTTTCCTTGTAAAGCCTGCTGTTATTGCTGGCCAGATCATCCAGGATATCTTTAATCATATATTCTCCCTAGGTTGGCTTGGCGACTCAATTGACGTCGAAAATATTCTAGCACAACGCTCCAATGCTGTCTAGCCCAAGGACTGCGAGCATCGGCCAAAACTTTTTCGATGATTTTCATGCGATGGTCGATTTGTTCAATCATATACACTCCGCTTTTTTAATGTTCATACACCATTATAGCAGAAATCATCGTAGATGTCAAGCCCCTGCAGACCCATTGATATGACTGTAGGGATGAGCCCGTATCTCCACGCTGGCATATCGAGATTCAATCTCATCACGGCATTGTGTGATTTCTGCGGCATCCTGAGCCAAGCCCCAGTAGCACCAATCACGCGTGCGTCCCAGGGTGTCGCGTGGAGCATACTCCACAATGTAGAAGGTTTTAAAAAGATTCTGGAACATTAGGCGCTCGTTGTGTTGGTGATGGTTTCATAGAGCTGCTCGAAATGTTCGTGCTCGGCCACTTCTTCGCTGAAGTTACGGCGATGGTGCACCTTGGCCATGCGACGAAATACCTTCTTGTCTAGATTGTATTTAGCACAGGTCTCGTTGATGGCTTCCTTGATGAGGTCGCGTTCGGCAGCAATGCGATACATGCTGTCGGAAATTTCCTGCAGGGCACCGCTGATGGCCCGACGATCTGCGGGATTGCTAATTACCTGCGTCATTCTGTGTCTCCTTGTTGACTGCGACGTTCCTTCTTGGGTCGGATCAGACTCTGTAGTTCGGCCTGGATCAAGGCGCGGCGGCGCTCGCCGCGCTGATGTGCATCGTGATGTTGAGCCAAGAGCCGTTTAAATTCCTTGGGCATTTTAAATGCTGCGTTTGTTTTCATGAGTTCTCCTTGTTGATGTTCATACTATACAGGCCTTTATTCTCTGTAGGCCACCAAAGCCTGCAGGGCCTGCCATTGCCCGTGAGTCAGGCTTAAATGCTTTTTGTCGTCGATGTTGATGTCAAAGCCCTCGCCGTTGGCCCATTCAGTGACTTCCATGTAGTCATGGTCCTTGGCATGATGGCAATAGGCTTTGAGTTCGGTGAACCGCGACAGTCGCTGGCATTGTTCAATCATTCTTCAACTCCAAAATGTTTTAATACATATGTACCAGGTGTTTCGTATTGGTGTGCATTAATCGATGCGATATCCGCACATTCTTTTACTATTAGTTTGGCGAATTTCTTCTGATCCAACACTGGAACACCCAGGATCATGTCAGTGGCTTGGGTGGCCAGTTCTTTGTAGCGTTCGTTCATTCTTCAACTCCGAAATGTTCTAATATAGCAATGGCATAATGTGTAGGTGTTTGATTGATATCTGGTGGAACTTTTCGCTCTATAGCATTATCATACATTACTTTTACACATTCTCGCACAATTAACTCGAGGAACTTTTGATCTCTAATATCATGCCAATCGGGATGATATTCACCAGGCATTTGAGTTTTATCATCAGCAAACTCATCGGCCTGTTCAGCAAGTTCTCGAATTCGTTCTTTCATTTTGGTATATTATACTCTCTAGTATATTGGCTTGTGATTGAACCCTGCACCGGCGGAGCTTCATATTTTATGTTTGACTCGACCGGCAGATTGAATCTTTTACGTATGTTCTTTTTGTCGGCCTGCGAACCACAACAAACCGCACATTCTTCGATGATCAATTCAGCGAACTTTTCTGCGTGATACAGGCTCATCCATTTACCGCTGCAGTCCGTACCGGCCTGCGCTATCAAAGCTTTGATTAGTGGGTTCATCCGCGCCTCATGGTGGAAATTTCCTTGGCTTCTTGATCACTGAAGATTGGCACCATGTTGGACTTGTGCATGGTGCCGATGCCCATCATCTTGTCGCCAGTGTACTGTTTGGTGGATACTGGTGCGGTGCTGAAGCCGCCGCTGTCCACGCTGGGCAGGTGTCGCGTAGTGCGTTCTGCATTGATGCTTTTAGGCATCACAAAGATTTTACGCTGCAATTTACGCACACTCTTTGCCGGATATCGCTTCTGTAGCTCCACCCAGTCTGCGGCCAACTGTTCGGCGCGCTGCTTTTCTTCGCTGCTGCGATATTTGTGCGGACCTTTCTTCTTGCCAGCCGTGCTAAGCCACGGGCCTTCGAGATGCATGCTCATCCTGCCTCCGTTGATATCGATATTCACGTTTGAGCCAATATTTGTATCGACTCCAATATTGAGACATTGTATAGGGAGTTTCAGAATATGTCAAGTGTTCTTCGCAGTTCTCTACCCAGAGACAGCGCACCCAGTTCCGAAACTCCGATGTCTTCATGATGCAGTGCTGATGGTGAGGCGGGCAAAGGCATTGAGTACCCACACCGCGCTCCAGGTTTGCAGATTGAAGGGTATGGCCAGTACTGGGAACAGAGAATTAAGACTGGTGATCACCAGCCAGGGTACGGTCAAGGCCAGGATGACCAGAATCAGCAGCAATACTGCCATGCTAACTGTATTGCCAAAAAATTTCGAAAGATTGAGTTTCATGATTTATCCATTGCAATAAAAGTCGTTGATGATGAGCACGCCATTGAGGTAGTAGGGTGCGCGTGGTGTGCAACGTCGACCCGGAGACTGCAGATGTGAAGGTAGGGGATACCCGGTGGGTGTAGCAATGGATCCGTCGGCTGGTCCGGGGCGTACCTCCCGCTGCACTGCGGTTGCTGGTGGTCGAGCTACGTCACACTCTGGGGGATTTGCCTTGAGAGTTACGCCGGCTTCTGCGAGGCCGCAGATCATGGCAACCAGTAAAATTAATTTTCGCATGCAGCCTCCGTGGATTGTTGTAGCCAGGCCTCGAACTTCTGCTGATCTTGCTCCATGCGAGCCACCCAGTCGTCAAAGTCACCGACAAATTCTTCCCAATCTAAATCACGTTCCATGATAATCTCCATCAAGCAAACAATGCGTCATACACAGATTCTTTTACTGCAGTGTCAGTGGCTTCGCCGTAGATCTCGGGATCATAATCAGCCAAATCGCAGAGATTCTGCAGCACGGTGCTCCAGTCCGAACGATACTGACTATGGTATGCTACTATGCCGGCTACGGCGGTGTTGCCCTGCTCTGAAAACATTCCGAAATTCATCATCATCTCCTCATCGTTTACCATACCTATATTATAGCACCTTGATTCGGAATGTCAAGCCCCGCAAACACCACTGCGATCAAGCAGTTTCCGCCGGCGTTTTCACAACATCAGGCAGAACGCCGGGAAAAGCCTGGCGCACCACGGCTGCGGTCACGCCGCGATAGCTGCGATGCAGCTGTTTGTCCTTGAGCACCACCAGGAAGTCGGCCTCAACAGCATTGATGCCTTCCAGCATTTGGATAAACAGAGTTTCAGTTCTCTGCTGCTTGACGTTCTTGGGCCGACGTGGATGATCCTTGATGAAGAGATACAAGCGTCGACTTTCTGCATAGAGATTGGTTTCGGCCATGCCTATGGGCAAAGGTGTGCGTTTGAACGGCGGAGCACCGGGCGGCAGATCAAATTGCATGCTGGGATCAAAGTTCAAGGCCAGTACATACATCAACAGCTTGTTGTCGCTGTGTCGTTTTAAAAAATCAATGCGTTCTTTTTCGTTCTTGATTTCGCTGGCCTGCTGTAAAATTTCCGGTACCAGTAGTTTCATTAAAAGTCTCCGATGTGTTCCAGCATGTTTTTCATGCGATTTTCTATAAAATAGTTCAACAGCTGACTGCGGTCCTTGCGAGGCTGCGTAGTCCAGGCCTCCAGAATACCGTTGCGTACTGTGTCGGGTATGCAGTCAAAGTCAATGAGATAACGATTGCGATTAAAGTTGCGCGCCATGTCAACATCTACGGTGGCTTCGAACTCATCAGGCAGACACTTTACCCACTCTGCCAGTTTTTTGCTGCTCACTGGCTTTTGTCGTGTGTCAGTGACAAAGCAATCATCGGGACTGAGAATGTTGGGAATGCCATCGCCTTTGTCGCCTTTGATGATGTGCTCCATCAAATAGGCATTGATGGATCCTTCGGGCTTGATCCACTTCTTGTGGATGGGGCTGTATTGGCTGATGTTTTTGTAACGCTGCAGTTGGACAAAATCGTGATCGCCGCTGAGCACCAGCACTGGCTCGGGTTCGGCTTCACCGAACATGCCGTCCTGTACTAGATTGTTGGTCTGTGTCCAGGTTGCCAGCGTGGCAATGACATCATCGGCCTCGGCACCTTCGACATCGATGACCTGATAGGGAAAGAACTGATGCAGTTCCGCACGAATTTCCGACAGAGTGTCGAAGATGAGTTTCCAGTCAAAGCCACTGTCGGCTCGAGCCTTTTTGCGACTGGCTTTGTAATAGGGAAATTTATCCTTGCGCCAGTACTTGCGATTGTCGCAGGCTATGACCATTTCGCCGTATTTTTCGCCGAACTTTACCTTGTATGAACGTATGGCGTTGACAATCATGTGACGAATAAGATCTTTTCTTATCTCCACATCAGTGCGTCCGGCCAATTCCCCCATGAGCGTGCTGATGGCGGTCTGATTGAAGTCAACAATAATCATGATGATCCTTGAATTAATGATACTTCATTATATATGAAGTTGGTCAGCATGTCAAGCACTGTGTGATCAGAATGCATCATAGCGAAATGCGCGATAGCTTACACGAGTCAGCACACATCGATCGCCCTGTTCGTTGACAAATTCGAAGCTGCCGTTGCTGGGATTGACCTTGATCAGATCGGCCTGCTTGAAGTTTGCGGAGTCGCGCTCCACCACATCACCGTCTTCGTCCACCACGTGATCAACCACCGCAGGTATAGCCTGGCCCAGCATACGAGTCTTGTGTTGACTGGGTGCTCGATCCGCAAAATCCTTGGGCCGGAAGTGCAGTCGAAAGCCATCGGCATCCAGGGGATTACCGTCAAACGGCGTGGGATGATATACGACATACTCCACATTGTTGATCCAAATCTGTGACGTATACTGCGCACCATCGCCAAATTCTGGCTTGGCATTCAACATCTTCAGGGCATCCTGCGGCGATTCATTGTAGCGATTCATTTCCTCCACCAGAGCCTTGAGCATGTCAAAGTTAAACTCAGAAAACAGCTGTGCTATGTTGCAGATTTTATCGATGTAATGCTGTTTGTCCGCATCCAGATTGTCCACACAGTATTCACGAATGAACTCTTGATCCAGGCCCTTGAAGTCCAGCATGTAGAAGATACGACCCGGACGATTGCGCATGTGCTTGTCCACGCGCCATTTGTCGTTGCAGGTCAGCACGAACAGTTTCTGTGAAGGATATACGCCGTCCAGCAGAGTCAGAATACTTTCCTGTTCATCGTTGTCGTAGACCTTCTCAAACTCATCGAACAGCACCATGCAGGGTTGATCGATGTCTTGAATCAGTTTGTTGAAGGCATCGCCGCGCCAGGCTGAATTGATGATGATGGTGGGTATGTTCTGCTCTGCACAGTCCATGCTCAGCATCTTGGCCAGCAGAGTTTTACCGCTGCCTTTTTCTCCGGCCAGCATTACGCCAGTGCTGCGGCCCGTACGACTGAGGAATGTTTCGATGATGCGATGACTGTGGCGAACCGTATCGCCATAGACCTTGGCCATGCGCTCAAATCCATCAATCTGTTCCAGGAACATGGCCCCGAACATATCCTGCTTGATGATGTAGTTGCCGGCAGGCAATTGATTGTGAAGATCGATGCTGGCATTGTCGGCCACACGAAAGGTATTACCATTGCGAATAAAATAGCTCATTCATATCCACCATTGAAATAATTATTGACTCGTTGCTGTGCTTCTTTGAGAGTCACAGCCCAGACTCGAGCAGTCACTACGCCGTCGCGTAGATGAACATCAAAGGGCAGCGGTCCATTGAATTCAAATTCATCGGGAAGTTCTGTGACGATTTGAAACTGCTGCAGATTTTTCATTCTGTATATTACGTCTTCGACTTTCATGTTCAATGTCCAGTATAATGTAATCAGTCTTCCTTGTCAAATATTTCTTGGTGCAGTCTGCGTTGTTCGAACCGTTTTTCTTGTACGGTCTTTTCTTTGAAGAATCTGCGGGGATTGCCGCACATGGCACACTTTGGATCGCCGCAGTTAAAGATGTTCTTTTTGTGATTGCGATGTGGCTCAGTTAAATATCGCCAGTTTCGCATGGCGCTGCTCAATTTATGATAGCCGTAGTTTTTAGCCAGCTGTAGTTGTCTTTTAATTCTATTTTCTTTTTGATGCAGTCTAGTACTGTGTTGTAGTTTGTCGATTTCGTCGCTCATGATTCACCATCCCGTTCTTCAATCATAAACTGCATGATTAAAAATCCTACGATGCAAAGCATCATACCCATTATGTCTGCATGACGCATGCACCACATTAAAGCCATGGTCCAAATAGCAAAATTAATAAACATCATGTTCCAATATGATTATGAAATAAATCTTCCACTGTGCGAGCGCGTTGCTCCACACTGCGAGTACCCAGCACCACCACACTGTAGCGACGACCATCTTTTTCAATGATCATGGCTATGCACCGACCGGCTGCGCTGGTGAAACCAGTCTTGCTCACCACTGTGCTTTGAAATTCATAGAGCAATTTAAAGTTGGTGTTGCGCAACGTAACCTGGTGTGTGTGTTTACGCCCAGCAACTTGAATGTGAGTCTGAGGTCTGGGACTGATGTCGGTTATGGTGGGATAGTAACTGGCAGTTTCTAGCATGCGGTGAATGTCATGCGCTGTGCTGCGATTATTGCTGCTGAGTCCGCTGGGATCTTCGAAGTTGGTGTGCAGCATACCAATTTGTCGAGCTCGTCGATTCATGGCCGCAATGAATGCTGATCTACCACCAGGATAGTCACGGCTAATCAGTTCGGCCATGCTGTTGTCGCTGCGTATCAGCAGAAGATTGAAGGCATTGTAGCGTGATATTTTGCTGTGTTTATTTCTCACCAGACTGCGTTTTAGATTGCGATCATGATCCAAACTCACCATGGCCGTCATGAGCTTGGTGATGCTGGCCAGTGGTCGTATTTCATAGATGTTCTGGCCATGCACCAGTGCCTGTGCGTCTAGATCATAGAGCAAGAAACTTGGTTGAGCCGCAATCGCAGAGCTAACCAGTAGAAGAAGAGCAAGAAGTTTTTTCATGGAGTTTGTGATGTGTGGTGGAGATCATTTTATTTATCGAGAACATACTCTTGAAATACATAATGACCTCCACGTCGACTACTTACCCAATTTAAATGCCACATTGTATGATTGTTCTGCATGGCGCGGATTATGGATTCATTGCCGCTCCAGCCCGCTGTGCTGCAGCTGTGTTCTTTGGTCAACATAATTTTTTCACTACGATGTGAGTGTGGCACTTCAGCAGTGCTCCAGCCCCAGTCGCGCATGTACCAAAGTTCCTTGATGAAAGCAAACCAACCCGATATGTCGTCCCAGTGCCAGAGTTCGATGACCTCCAAGGCAGTTTCCGTGGGATAACCATCGGCATCAATGAAATCTGCGGTCTCCATGAGCTCGGCAATGCGAGCGCGTGATTGCTGCAGTTGAAGCTCAAAAGTTTCTTTCCAGTCGTCAAGCGCCTGCCTCATGATATCATAAGGGCCAGCACCAACACAAGCCCCACCCATTCAACCAAGGTAAAATTCAACCAAACATTGAGCAGTCTGGGACAGTGTTTATATAAGAATGCCTGAAGGCTCCACATCATGGGCAGCTCCGTTTTTCAGTTTCGTTGACTGTGCATTGAGCCACGGCAGGCGGTGGATCTGGTGGCCAAATGCGCTCTTTGACATAGCTTGCGCCAAACCACCCCCAGGCAGAGAAAAATCCCCACATGAGGATTTCCGCAATCATCTACACACCGCCTGAATTTCTGCGCTGGTCATGCTGCGCTGCATGGCCTGACTACGACACTCCTGTCGATGATTGCTGTCTATTACTGCGGTGATAAACACCATGGCAAAAAGCAAAAGAATGCCAGCTATAAAAACTATGGGTCCTTTGATGTCATTCATTACAATGTCCTTAAAAGAAGAGTATCTTCGTTGATGCGACCAGTGAGTGCAGTCTCAGTGGTGCTGAGATCGGTAAGTATGCGTCGCAGTGCAATCTTACCAGCAGAGAGAACCTTGGGTATGACTTCCGCAGGACGTCGCAGAGTGCGTTGACTACTCTGCTCTGGATCCCAGCCCTGCAGACTAGTACCCTTGACTGAAAAGCCCGCTGGACCCACTGCGTTGTACACGCCGAGTTTACGCGTCTTGATGTTATAGACCCAGAGCTGCTGCGCACCCACAATGCTGGCCGGCAGCACACTCTTGAGTCCAAGTTCGGCAAACTCAGTGCAGTGTTTGATCTTGGCCACCTGGTCGCTGGCTGGCTTGGCTTTCTTTACTCTGACCTTGCGATTGGCCTTCTTGAAGTTGGCATAGCGGTCCGCGTCTTGAATAACCTGCTCATACCATTTTCTCAGAGCCGTGATTTGCCGCTTCTTTAGGTGTGCATATCCTTCGCGGAGTTGGTCGTCTGTGTCCATAGCATCAAACTCAGCCAAACGACTGCGACAAAGATCAATGGCCGCCGCCATGTACTGTCGAGGGATGTTGCCAGCCTGACAACGGCGAAAGAAATCAAAGCCGCTGTTAACGTAGCCGTTGAGGATAAAGCCATCAAGTTCTCCTTCGAGATCGCCTAAAAATTCGGCTTGTCGTTCAGCCAGGTTGTCCTGAATGCTCCGCTTCACTACTGGCTCGGGATCAATTGCTGCCTGGACCTCCATGGGACGGCTCATGCAGCGATCTAGATGACCGCGAAACCTCTGCATGAACTCTGGCGAAAAAGTCGATCCCTGCATGATCATGCGAGCCATCCAACCATAGGTAGGCACAAATTCATTGCTGTTGATGTTGTCCCAGTCTTTGACACGCCGAGCATCATGCTTCTTCAACCAGGCTCGCACATAGGCCAGCGCGTCTTTGCGATCCTTTTCATAGCTGTACCAATTAAAGGTCTGCATCAGCAGACCGCGTTCGGCATCGCCAACATATTCACGTGGCTTGGGTTCGGCTCCAGTGACTCGAGCCATGATGGCATCCACACGATCACTCATGCAGTTCTCCAAGGCTGAAGCTGAACTGTTTCATGCTGTCCCAGCGAAAACTGCGCCAGGCCTGCTTGTCCAGATCCCACACACTCTGTGCAGCTGTGTTGATTTTGCGGGGTGCGGCATCAGTGCTTTCCGACACTGGAACAAGTTCCGGGTGCAGAGTGCAGTGCAGCCAGCGTTCGGTGCCATCGGTTTTGGTGAAACAGACATTGACTCGTTCGGTGCGCAACACACCACAGAACCATTCTCGAAACCCAGCCTGATCTTCTTCTGTGGCCTCACTGTACCAATTGGGTGTCCAACTATCTAACAAAGGATTACTCATCGTACAAACCTTTCACAAATATAGCGCTTGGCTTCGCGCACGCTTTTAAATTTTTCATCGTTGATGATAATGGATTTTCCCTGCAGTGTCAAGTTAAATTTATCAGTGCGGAATACATAGACTTTTTTGCCCTGCACGGTGTCCCGACTGTATTGGCTGTCGAACCCCGCAAAGAACAACGTGTCGCGCAGTTCGTCTCGATTCTGCAGAGCAATAAATGCATCGTTCATCAGTGCATCCTAAATTTTTGTAGATAGTCAGTGGCCTGGCTGTAGTCGTTGTCCATGAGCAGCAGTCGATCAAATTGTTCCAATAAAACCATGATGATTAAACTGTCTACCTGCTGACTAAGCTGCAGCGACAACCCGTCTTGCCACTGCTGCAGATCCTCTTCGGTGTCGAAGCTCCACATGGCATCCAAGAGCTCAACCTGTTCCAGAGTCAGTCCGGTGATCTCAATGCCACGATCATTGCGCGCATTGCTGGATAGTTTCTTGCTGCGATATCCGCTCATGTCAGGCTCCGTAGATTTGTTCACGTGCACAGGCCATGATTTCTTCGACGTCAACTTTGATGCTGCGACTAAACCGCACATCTTTTTCGTTGCGTTCCAGCATGCTGAATTTATTG